ATGCCCCCAAGAATTCCTAAAGCCTGCCGTAAACGTGGATGTGGTAAATCAACTACAGACAGAAGCGGATACTGCGAAGAGCATAAAGGCGCTGGCTGGGAACGACACAATAAAGGGCGGTCAGCAGCACAGCGAGGCTATGGTGCTGAGTGGCGAAAGGTAAGGAACACAGTTATCAAGCGCGACAAGGGGTTGTGTCAGACCTGTAAGCGTGAGGGCGTCATTCGTCCCGGTTCAAGCGTCGACCATATCATCGCTAAGGCTCATGAGGGTACAGACGACCCGAGCAATCTCGAATGCATTTGCACAGAACATCACAAAGCTAAAACCGCGAGAGAGCGACTGAGCGTGATGCGGTGAAAGATGCAGGGCATCAGGGAGAGTGAGCCGGGAGGGGCGGGGGTAAATCTCTGGGGGATAAAGCACTCCAGACTGCCCGCCCCGCTAAATTTTTACGCGTGAGAAATAAGAATTTTTTTCCGGGAGGCTTTCCGCCGGTTTTTTGCTCAGCCAGGAGGTGAATTTATGGCCGGAGTCCGGGCCGCGGGTGGAGGTCGAAAGAAGAATCTCCCTGTAAGCGGCAAAAGCTCAATTACAAATATCAGACCGCCACAAGAGCTAATGAGCGCCGTGGCGGTGAAGGTCTGGAAAAGCACCTCAAAGATACTTATTGAGCGTGGTTTATTTGAACCGGAGGACGCTCCTGTCCTCATGGCCTACTGCAATGCATTTCACCTCATGATCGAAGCCGAGAAGATGATCGCAACCAGTGGAATCATCGCTACCGGCGAGAGCGGCATCAAAAAACATCCCGCGATTAATGTTCGAAACGATGCCGTAGCGCAGATAGCCAGGCTTGGCTCGTTGCTGGGCCTGGACCCTATGAGTCGTGCGCGTATGCTCGGCGCGGGTACGCCTGACGATGAAGAGGGAAATGAATTTGATGAGTTTTAACTTATGGCGATCTATCCGAACGTTAACGACGCGAATCGCTACGCGCGGGATGTTGTCGCCGGGAAGATTCTCGCCTGCCGTTATGTAAAGCTCGCGTGTCAGCGCCATCTTAATGACCTTGAGCGGGCCAAAGATCAGCGCTGGCCATACAGGTTCGACAGAGATAAAGCCGAGCGTTTTTGTCGCTTCTCGCAAAAAATGCCCCACACGTCCGGCGAATGGGCCCGTAAAAAGCTCCGGCTGACGCTGGAGGACTGGCAAAAGTTTTGTTTCTGCGTTTCGTTTGGCTGGGTTCGCAAATCAGATGGACTTCGCCGCTTCCAGGAGATTTACATCGAGGTTCCCCGTAAGAACGGGAAATCACTCATTGCTGCCAGCGTGGGCATTTACATGTTCTGCGCGGACGACGAGCACGGCGCTGAAGTTTACTGCGGAGCCACGACAGAAAAGCAGGCGTTTAAAGTCTTTGAACCTGCGCGCCAAATGGTGCAGAAACTCCCGGCGCTGCGTAAGCGCTTCTCAATAAAGCCGTGGGCAAAAAAAATGACCCGGCCAGATGGCTCGGTGTTTGCGCCGATTGTCGGCGATCCTGGTGATGGTGACTCGCCGAGCTGTGCGATTATCGACGAGTATCACGAACACGCCACAGATGCGCTTTACACGACAATGACGACCGGGCAAGGGGCGCGTGAACAGCCCCTGACGCTCATCATCACGACAGCGGGCTACGATATTGCCTCGCCCTGTTATGACAAGCGCTCACAGGTGGTAGAAATTCTTGAAGGCATTCGCTCTGACGGTGCAAATGAGACGATTTTCGGCATCATTTACACCCTTGATAAGGATGACGACTGGACCTCTGAGGAAGCCATTCGGAAAGCGAACCCTAACCTTGGCGTTTCGCTCAAGCCTGAATTTCTGCGCGCCAAGCAGGAGCTTGCAAAAACCACCCCGAGCCAGACTAACAAGATCCTCACAAAGCACTTTAATTTGTGGGTATCAAGTAAAGCCGCGTTTTACAACATCCAGCGCTGGCAGGAGGCCGCCGACCCGTCGCTGAAGCTGGCGGATTTTGAGGGGGAACCTTGTTACCTCGGAATAGACCTGGCTTCAAAGCTCGACCTCAACGCCGTGGTGCCTGTGTTCATGCGGGAAATCGACGGGCTTAAACACTTTTACTGCGTCGGCGCTCAGTTCTGGGTGCCAGAGGATACGGTCTACTCAACAGATCCGCAGCTAAAACGCACCGCCGAGCGCTATCAGTCATTTGTAAATCAAGGTGTGCTGATCCCGACCGATGGCGCAGAGGTCGATTATCGAGTGATTTTCGAGTCGATTCTCAGGCTCCGTGACAAGGTGAAAATCGAGATATGCCCCATCGACCCTTACGGCGCGACGTCACTGGCGCATATGCTCAACGATGAAGGGCTAAATCCTGTCACCATTACGCAGAACTTTACGAACATGTCCGACCCGATGCGAGAAATCGAGGCCGCGCTCGCGGCTGGCCGTTTCCATCATGACGGGAATCCGATCCTGACCTGGTGCATCCAGAATGTTGTCGGCAAGTATTACGCAGGCTCTGACGACGTTGTCCGACCGACCAAAGAGGGCAACGAGAACAAAATCGACGGCGCAGTAGCAATGATGATGGGGGTTGGCCGGGCCATGCTCAACGAGCCAGGTGATTTCCTTTCAAATCTTGATGATGAGGATATTTTAATGCTATGAAATTACACGACGTTTTCGGCGTTGTGGGCTTCTGCCTGCTTATCTCCGCTAGTTATTTGCGGTGGGGAACGGCTCCGGCGATGGCTGTCGCGGGCGGTGGCCTGCTTTTAAACGGTCTCGCGATGGCCCGCAAAAGGGGGCGCTGATGTTCCTTGACGCGTTTTTCCGTTCAGACCCTAACGCGGAGCCGGGTAATCCAGAAAATCCTGCCACACCGCTGACAGGCGAGAACATCGCGACAACCTCCGGCATGATTTCTGACGTTTTTGTCTCTCCTGAGACGGCGATGAAACTGGCGGCGGTCTATTCCTGCATTTATGTGCTCTCGTCGAACCTGGCACAAATGCCGCTACACGTTTTGCGGCGCGAGGGGAAAACCGTTCGGCAGGCAACAGAACACCCGGTTTTCTATCTCGTTCATGACGAGCCTAACCCGTGGGAAACCTCGTATAAATGGCGCGAGCTGATGCAACGCCACGTTTTAGGGTGGGGCAATGCTTACACGGAGATTAAACGCAACCGGCGCGGCGAGGTTATCGAGCTGGCGCACCGGATGCCGTGGGAATCGTGCCTGACTAAATTTGATGGCCGCTGGCGTTACGGTATTTACACCGAGGACGGAAGCTGGTCGGTTCACCCCGACGATATGGTTCACATTAAGGCGATTGGTAACTGCGACAAATGGGGGCTCTCCCCGATTATGCAGCACGCGCAAACCATCGGCCTGGGGCTCTCAGGGCAGAAGTACACAGAGAGCTTTTTTAACGGCAACGCGCGCCCGGCGGGGATAGTGTCCGTCAAGCAGGAGTTGAACGATAAATCGTGGGATCGGCTTAAAAAAATCTGGCAGAAAGCCGCTGCCGCGCTCCGTTCGCAGGAAAACAAAACGCTCTTGCTCCCTGCCGAACTGGATTACAAAGCCCTGACCATATCGCCGGTAGACGCGCAGCTCGTCGAAATGATGAAGCTAAACCGCAGCATGATAGCGGGGATTTTCAATGTGCCGGCGCACATGATTAACGACCTCGAAAAAGCGACGTTTTCCAACATTTCCGAGCAGTCGATTCAGTTCGTGCGATTCACGATTATGCCGTGGGTTGTTAACTGGGAGCAGGAGCTAAACCGCCGCCTTTTTACCCGGCAGGAGCTGGCCGCCGGTTATTACGTCAAATTCAATCTGGCCGGGTTGTTGCGTGGTACGCCGAAAGAGCGAGCCGAGTTCTATCACTACGCGATCACCGACGGCTGGTTAAGCCGTAACGAAGTGCGAGCGCTGGAAGATAAAAATCCGGTTCCGGGGCTTGATGAAATGCTCGTTTCGGTTAATGCCGCGCAGACAAGCGGAAGTAAAGACAAAACCCCGGAGGGAAACCCTGACAATGAGTGATATTGAAAAGCGCTGTTACGTTGGTGAAGTCCGCGCCGCTGAGGTTGAGGGCGAACCAACCAAAATTATTGGCTATGCGTCTGTATTTAACAGCCGTTCAGAGCTGATTTTCGGCTCGTTCCGCGAAGTGATTAAGCCGGGAGCGTTTGACGATGTCCTCGGCGACGATGTTCGCGCCCTCTTTAACCATGACCCGAATTTTATTTTAGGACGCAGCTCGGCGGGGACGTTGTCCCTCTCTGTCGACGACAGAGGCTTGCGTTACGAAATCACAGCTCCACAAACGCAGACAATCCGCGATCTGGTTCTCGCGCCGATGCAGCGCGGAGACATTTCACAAAGCTCTTTTGCGTTCCGTGTCGCCCGCGATGGCGAACGCTGGTATCAGGATGAAGACGGCGTCGTCGTTCGCGAAATTACTCGCTTTTCCCGCTTGCTGGACGTTTCGCCTGTCACCTATCCGGCTTATCAGGAGGCCGACAGCGCCGTCCGTTCGCTGGAGCAGTGGCGCAGCCAACAGGCAGAGCAGGATCAGCGCAGCGCTGAGGCGCGGCAAAAGCAGACGACAGAGAAAGCCGCTCGCGAGCGAGTTCTTGACCTGTTAGCGCGACCGTAACTAACCCTTTAATTAAACAACCTCGCTTCGGCGGGGTTTTTTTATATCTAAAAAAGAGTGATTGACCTTATGAAATTGCACGAAATGCAGCAAAAACGCGCCACTATCGCCGCTGAAATGCGCGCCCTGAACGAAAAAATCGGCGATGCATCTTGGACTGAGGAGCAGCGCAGCCAGTGGGACAATGCAAAACACGAATACGACAAGCTCGACGCGGCGATTAAGCGCGAGGAAGAACTCCGCGCGATGGATAATATCCTCGCAGCCGAAAACGAACCCGAACACCGCAACAACCCGGAGGGCTCCGAAGATGAACGTCGCGCCGCTGTTTTCGACAAGTTTGTCCGCCACGGCTTAGGGGAGCTGTCAACGGAAGAAAAGCGCACTCTAAAAGAGTTTCGCGCCCAGGGTATCGACGACGGTGAGGGCGGCGGTTCTAAAGGCGGTTTCACCGTGCCGAAACAGTTCCGAAACCGTGTCGTTGAGGCAATGAAAGCCTACGGCGGGATCGCGGGTGTTTGCCAGATTCTGAGCACATCGAATGGTCAGGATATCGACTGGACTTATAGTGACGGCACCGCCGATATGGGCGTGATGCTCGGAGAGAACGAGGAAGCGAGCGAAGGCGATGTCACTTTCGAGCCGATCACTATCGGTGCCAAAAAAATGACGTCGAAAATTATCCGCGTTTCTAACGAGCTGTTACTCGATAGCGGCATCGACATGAACGGCTATCTGGCCGCACGTATCGCGCAGCGCCTGGGCCGTGGCGAAGCGGCGCAAATCGTTAACGGTGACGGCACCGGTAAAAACGTTAAAGGACTGGCTAAGTGGGTGACGAAAACCACATCCGCCGCAGCCGCTGACGCGTTTACTTGGGAGGAGTTGCTCGCGCTGAAACACAGCGTCGATCCGGCCTACCGCAATTCGCCGAAATTCCGCTTTGCATTTAACGACAATACCCTGCTGAAAATCTCCTCTATGAAAGATGCGCAGGGCCGCCCGCTCTGGCTCCCGGATGTGGTTGGTATGGCACCGGCGACCGTGCTCAACGTGCCTTACGTTATCGATCAGGCGATTGCCGATATTGGCGCGGGTAAACAGTTCGTGTATTGCGGTGACTTTGACCGCTTCATCTTACGCCGTGTGGCGTACATGACCCTGATGCGACTCACTGAGCGTTACGCGGAATATGATCAGGTCGGTTTCCTTGCATTCCATCGCTTCGACTGCGCTCTCGAAGATGCCGCAGCGGTTAAAGCGCTGGTCGGTAAAGAAGAGGCAAAGTAACCGGGGTGACACTTGATCCGACCGCGCTTTCTGTCGCGGTCGGGGCAACCTCGCCAATTAAAGCAAGTGTCACCCCTGAAAACGCCACAAACAAGGCGCTTAACTGGACGTCAGGAGACGAAGCCATCGCAACCGTTGACGCCTCCGGCGTTGTGACTGGCGTCGCTGAGGGCGGCCCGGTAGACGTTACCGCGACAGCGGCGGACGGCTCCGGCGTTTCTGCTTCCTGCGCCGTCACTGTCACAGCGGAAAAGCGAACTAAATCTAAATAACGCCCTCCGGGGCGTTTTTTATTGAGGCCGAGCCGTGATTCTTTCCCTTTCAGAAATTAAAGCGCAGTTGCGGATTGAGGAGGATTTCACCGAGGAAGACGCGCTTTTAACCCTCCTCGGCGGGGCCGCTGAGGCCCGCACCTCGAATTACCTCAACCGCAGGTTATACGCGACGGAAGTCCCCGACACTGACGAGGACGGACTCGTCGTCTCTGACGATATCCGCCAGGCAATGCTGATGCTCTGTAGTCATTTTTATGAAAACCGATCATCAACGTCTGATGTGGAAATGACAGAGATGCCGCAGTCGTTTAAATGGCTTGTCGATGCATACAGGTTTATCCCGCTATGAAAAGAAGCCCGTCACAGACAGCGACGCGCTATTCGTTTCCCGACCCCGGAGAGCTTAACCGACGCGTTCAGTTCAGAAAGCGCGTTGATTCACCGGCGGCTGATTTCGGCACGGAAAGCGAGGAGATCGACACGTTCCGGGCGTGGGCGAGAGTCCAGCAAACCGGCGCAACGACTTATCAGTCCTCTGTTCAGACCGGCGAAGCCGTGACGCACCTCATCACTATCCGCTACCGGTCGGGCATGTCGAGCGAGTGGCAAATCGTGTTACCCGGAGGTGAGGTTTTACGCGTCCGGCGAATCCGCGATCTCAATTCCGAGCGCCGGTTCCTGCTTCTGGAGTGCGAGAGCCTCGGCGACGCGGATCACTACAGCGGGGCGGTGTATGGCTGATTCTCCTCTCTTTCACGTCGATTATGACGTCCCGGAGCAGATGGAATTTAAACGCCCCGTCATGCGCCGCGCGTTCGTCAAAATCGGTCAGGTTCACATGCGGGACGCCCGTCGGCTGGTAATGAAACGGGGGACGTCGAAACCCGGCGAAAACCCCGGATACAAAACCGGCAGGCTGGCGCGCTCAATCGGCTATTACGTTCCGCGCGCCTCGAAAAACCGTTCCGGGATGATGGTGCGAATCGCACCGAACCAGAAACGGGGAGAGGGAAACCGCCGTATTGAGGGTGACTTTTACCCGGCTTTCCTGTTCTACGGCGTTCGCCGTGGCGCGAAGCGGCAGCGCTCGCACCACAAAGGCAAATCCGGCGGCTCCGGGTGGAAGGTGGCCCCACGTAATAACTACATGACCGAAGTGTTAGCGCGTCGCAAAGCCTGGACGCGCTACACACTGCAACGCGCGTTACGAAAAGCCTTGCGGCCGCCAAAGGTCAGGAGGGTAAGGGCATGAAATTATCGTTAATTATCGAGGCGTTGAGATCGCGGGCTCCGTCTTTTAAATCCCGAGTCGCGGGCGCGGCTGAGTTTCAGGCGCTGGAGTCTAATGCAAAGATGATGCTCCCCGCCGCTTACGTCATTCCGACCGGCGATACCGTCTCCCGCCAGGAGTCGCAAACCGACTACTACCAGGTTGTGAATGAGGGTTTTGCCGTGGTTGTCGTGCTTGATAACAGGCGGGATTTGCGCGGCCAAACCGCCGCGTTTGATGCCGTCGATTCAATCCGGGCGGAGATATTCGGCGCGATTCTTGGATGGGAGCCGGACGATTGCACACACCAGATCACCTATGACGGCGGGCAGGTCGTCGAAATGAACCGCGCCGCGCTTTATTACCAGTTCGATTTCACCGCTGAACGGGAAATAACCGACATAGACACGCGCCATCACCGCGATCTGGACGAGCTTGTCCCGCTCGAAACGGTGGCTGTCGATGTGGACTTTATCGACCCCGGCAACGGGCCGGACGGCGACATCGAGCATCACGACGAAATCCACTTCACGGAGTAACTCTCATGTTTGTCATTCCAGTTAAAGGGCGGAAAGTCCCCGATCCCCTCCGGGGCGACGTTTTGCCCGAAAAGGGGAGAAATGTCGAAAAAAACTCCTACTGGCTCCGCCGTCTCCGGGACGGTGACGTAAAAGAAACCTCTCAAAAAAGGCGATTAAATGTCTGTTAGTTTTGATTCCATCCCCTCAAATATCCGCGTTCCGCTGTTTTATGCGGAAATGGATAACAGTAAGGCCAACACCGCGCAGACCTCCGCGCCCGCGCTTCTGATTGGGCAGGCGCTTGAAGATGCAGCCATCGAGCGTAATAAGCTGGTTCTGATGCCGACCGCCGATCAGGCGCGCAAGTTATGCGGACAGGGATCACCGCTGGCGCGCATGGTGGACGCCTATCGCAAAACCGATCCGTTTGGCGAGCTGTATGTTATCGCCGTTTCTGACCCGAAAGGGGCTCCGGCGGTTGGTGAGGTGACGTTCTCCGGCAGCGCTAACGCGTCGGGCGCGGTCTCGCTGTATATCGGAGCCAAACGTATCGCGGGCGCGGTAACGTCCGGCGATTCAGCGCTGGATGCGGCGCAATCCCTGGCCGATGCCATCAATGCCGATCCCGATCTGCCTGTTCTGGCGTCCGCGACTGCTGTTACCAGTGACGTAAAAATCACCGGGCTGACGGTCGCCCCGACGCTGACCATCAAAACCGGCGAAAGCGCAGGCATCGACGTGACCATCGTTCCCGACAATGCCACCAATAAAACCCTCTCCTGGGAATCCGACGACACCGCGATCGCCACGGTTGACGATGACGGCACCATTACCGGTGTTGCCGAAGGTGCCGCCAACGTTACCGCGACGACGACCGACGGTTCGGGGCTTTCTGGCGTGTGCGAAGTTACTGTCGAGAAAAACGAAACACGGTTAGCCAAACGAAGCCTCAAAAAAGCGACCTCCGCCCGCGCTGGCGATGAAGTTGTCGGGGCAAAAGTCACGCTGACTGCAAAATACAGCGGCGAGGCGGGCAATCAGATCCCGCTGATGCTGAACTATTACGGCGCGATCAGCGGCGAAGAAATCCCGGATGGCCTGACGGTTTCCCTGTCCGCGATGCAGGACGGCGCGGGCGTGGTCAGTCTCGACAATGTGATCGCCGCGATGGGTGACGAGCCGTTCGATTTTATTGGTCTGCCGTATAACGACGCGGCGACGTTAAAGCAGATGGGCGAGGAGATGAATGATTCCTCGGGCCGCTGGAGCTGGTCACGACAGCTCTACGGGCATGTTTACACCGCCAAAATTGGCCCACTGACGGAGCTTGTCGCGTTCGGTGAAGCGCTTAACGACCCGCACCTCACCATTGCGGGTTATGAGCCAAAAACGCAGACCGCGCCGGAGGAGCTTCTGGCGTCCCGCCTGGGCCGTCAGGCGGTGTTTATTCGCAATGATCCGGCCCGACCGACGCAGACCGGCGAGATCACCGGCGCGTTACCGGCTCCGGTCGGTGAGCGTTTCTCCATGACCGAGCGCCAGTCCCTGCTGACTCACGGGATCGCCAGCTCGACAGTTAACAGCGGGACGCTTCTTATCGAGCGTGATATCACGACCTATCAGAAGAACAAATTCGGCGTGGCGGATAACAGCTATCTCGACAGTGAAACCCTTCACACCTCCGCTTATGTTCTGCGCAAGCTGAAATCGGTCATCACGACCAAATATCCGCGACACAAGCTCGCGAATGACGGGACTCGCTTCGGGCCTGGTCAGGCGATTGTCACTCCGTCCGTGTTACGCGGCGAAATCTGCGCCGCTTATCGCGAAATGGAGCTTGCCGGTATCGTCGAGAATTTCGACGTGTTCAAAAAATACCTGATTGTTGAGCGTAACGCTGACGACCCGAACCGCGTTGATGTGCTGTTCCCGCCTGATTACGTGAATCAGCTCCGCGTGTTCGCGCTTAAAAATCAGTTCCGCCTCCAGTATTCGAATGAGGAAATGGCAAATGGGTAAGATTGCAGGCACCTGTTACATCAAAGTTGACGGACTCCAGCTCTCCGCAACCGGCGGCGTGGAGGTTCCCATGAACACGCGTCTTAAAGAGGACGTGATCGCTCTTGATGGCTCTGTCGACTACAAGGAAACGCACCGTGCGCCCTATACCAAACTCACCGCGAAAGTTCCGAAGGGGTTCCCGCGCGATAAGCTTATCAGCTCGGAAAATATGACGGTAACGAGCGAGCTTGCCAACGGGGACGTGTATGTCCTTTCTAACGCGTGGGTGAATGGCGAAATGAACCATAACCCCGAGGACGGCACGGTCGACATTGAGTTTCACGGTCAGGAGGGTTTTTACCAGTGATTAAAGAAATTACACTTTCACAGCCAGTCATGGCGCATGGCGAGAAACTTCATGTGCTGGAACTCCGCCCCCCGCGCTTCGATGAGGTCGAGGCGCTCGGCTTCCCATTCAATGTGGGCGCGGATGGTGCGATGAAAATCGACAGCGCCGTCGCCCTGAAATACATCCCCGCGCTGGCGGGGATTCCCCGCAGTTCCGCTGAAAAACTGGCGCTCCGTGATGTGTTCATGATCTCCATGCATATCATGGGTTTTTTTACGTCCTCGGAAACGGAAGCGGACTCCGCCGGCGACTCTACAACGTCGCGCATTTCTGGCGAGTAAACCCTTTAGAGCTGAAACGCGCCTCCATTACGGATTTCGCCGAGATGGAGGCCGAAGCCGTTCGCATTAATGAGGAGTTAAAAGGCAATGGCTGATTCATTCGAGCTGAAGGCGATTATCACCGCCGTTGATCGCCTTTCCGCTCCGCTAAAGGGGATGCAACGCCAGCTAAAGGGATTTCAGAAAGAGTTCTCGGGGCTAACAGTCGGTGCAGGCGTGGCAGGGAGCGCCATTCTCGGAGCAATAGCGGGAGCCTCAAAAGAGGCGATGGGCCTCGAAAACAACATGGCCGACGCCCGCAAGGCAATAGAGGAGCTTCACGACCCGAAAGCATTCCAGAAAATGACAAACGATATCGTCGATATGTCGACGCGGCTCCCGATGGCCGCCGAGGGTATCGCCGAGATCGTCGCTGAGGCGGGGAACGCAGGCATCCCGTTTAACGAGCTGACGCGCTTCGCCGAGGATGCCACAAAAGCCGCCGTCGGGTTTGGTATGACGGCAGCGGATGCCGGACATCAGTTAGCGGTGTGGAGGACGTCGTTTAAGCTGACGCAAGAGGAGGTCATGACACTGTCGGATCAGATGAACTACCTCGCCATGACCGGCCCGACGACCGAGAAAAAAATCGGCGCGGTGGTGACGTCTGTCGGCAACCTGGCGACGACGGCGGGCGTTTCAACGCGTGACCTTGCGGCGATTGCTGCAACGATTACCGGCGTTGGGGTGGATGCTGACGTCGCGGGAACCGGGGTTCAGAATTTCATGCTCGCACTGACCAATGCGAACACCGGTAATGCGAAAGCCGTGCTTAAAGCTATCGGCCTGACTTCTGAGGAAGTGGCCAAAGGGATGCAGAAAGACAGCAGGGGGATGATGCTCCGTGTTCTTGAAGGACTGAGCCATGTCTCTAAGGATAAGCAGGCCAAAGGGCTGGAATGGCTTTTCGGCAGGGAGTCAATCAAGGCGATAGCGCCGCTTCTGACTAACCTCGATCTTTTGCGGAAAAACTTTAATGCTGTCTCTGATGCGTCAAAGTATGCCGGAGCCACACAGCGGGAATACGACTCGCGCATTCACACCACAGAGAAACAACTCCAGATCCTGAAAAACCAGTTTACGGCGATGGCGATTACTGTCGGGAATGAGTTTTTGCCGATGATAGTTAAGGCTGTTGATGCGCTTAAGCCGTTTATGAAGCAGGGACTTGAGTTTATCCGCCAGAATCCTGAAACAGTGAAATCTGTCGCTAAATTAGGGGCGGCTTTGCTGGGCGTTGCCGCGGCAACCGGTGCAGTGAGTCGGGCAATTAAGATAATGAATTTCGCCATGAACATGAGTCCCGCTAAAGCGGCGATAGGGCTTCTCGTTTTTGGCGCATACGAGATTATCGAACACTGGGACGAGGTCGGGCCGGTCATTAAAAAGGTATGGCAGGAAATCGACAGCGTTGTTCAAAAAATGGGGGGATGGGAGACAGCTATCAAGTCTATGGCCGCGCTTGCCGCGCTTTATATCGGCGTGAGATTTATCGCGAATATCAGGACGGCTATCGGGATGCAGGACGGTTTGACGGCGGCTGTCGGGCGAACAGCAACCGCTATGAAGGGCATCGGTACTATCAGCCTGATAGCGGGCCTGATAGAGCTTGGACAATACGCTCAAAAGCTCGAAAAAGAACACCCCTGGCTGATTAAAAATTTTGCGGCTGATTCGTTAAATAGCGGCTTTGGTCTGAATGACAAAATGGATAAATGGGGTAAACAGTTTCACGATTTTGTTTACGACAAAACAGGGTGGCAAATGCCGCGAGCTGATGGTTATTTCTCCGGGCAAGGATATTCGCCGTCCGTACCGTTAGATCGTCCGGTCGGAGGCCGCTCACAAAGCGAGTTAACCGTCACGTTTGAAAATGCACCGCCAGGGATGCGGGTTATCGACCCGAAATCCGGCGATCCGTTTATGTCGGTGAAAACCGATGTCGCATATTCCCCTTTCAGAAACCCACGTTAAACCCGCTCCGGCGGGTTTTTTTATGAGGGCCGATCATGGCATTTGAAACCGGCTGGCGCGCGCGTCTGCAAAGCGCCTCCTTTCGCGGCGTTCCCTTTGAGGTTGAAAGCGATGAGGGCATTTTTGGCCGCCGCGTTCAGGTTCACGAATATCCCAACCGCGACAAGCCGTTTACCGAGGATTTGGGGCGGGCCGCGCGACGTATAACCATCAATGCATACCTCATCGGCGACGATTACCCCGAGAAGCGCGACCGGCTTATTGCCGCCATCGAGACAGAGGGCGCGGCGACGCTGGTTCATCCGTATTACGGCGAAATGAAAGGGAATGTCGACGGTCAGGTACGCGTGACCCACAGCAATCAGGAGGGGCGAATGTGTCGCGTGTCGTTTCAGTTCGTTGAGTCCGGCGAGCTGACATTCCCGACATCCGGCACGGCAACCGACGCGAGCCTCGACAGCTCGGCGGGTTCTCTGGCCGATGCTATCTCCGGCGCTTTCTCGGCGTTCTCTCTGGACGGGTTAAGCGATTTTGTTCAGAGCGGCGTTCTGGCTGACGCGGCGGAGATGTTCGACGTTATCGCCGACGCGTTCACAATGGTGGATTCCGGTATCTCCGCCGCCATGCGACTTGTGCAGGGCGATTTGTCAGTGATCCTGATGCCGCCGAGTTCCGCTAATGATTTTGTTCGTAACCTGCAAAAAGCCTGGCGGGCCGGGACACGTCTTACCGGCGATGCCTCGGATCTGGTCACGATGGTTAAGACCATCAGTGGTGTAACGGTTGATTCCGGGTTAGCACCTCGCGGCGTCTGGAGTTCTGACAGCGGGACAACCGCCTCACGCAAGGCTCAAGCGAACCTTGTCGCCTCGACGATGCGCGTCGTCTCGATATCTGAAGCAGCGCGCGCGGTCGCGCAAATCCCGTCGCCGCCGGGTAACAGCGCATTGCAGGGCGGCGCGAACTCTGTATCGGATATCGTCAATATCAGTCATCCCGCGCTGGATTCACAGTCCGCCACCACGGCGCGCGCCACTCCGGCAACCTGGGACGACTTAACGGATATCCGCACCGCGCTGAATGCGGCGATAGACAGCGAGCAGGCCCGCACAACGGATGATGCCGTTTTTATGGCGCTGACGAGGCTCCGAGCCGATCTCAACAACGATATCTCGTCGCGTCTGGCGCAGGTTGAGAAAACGGTCTCCCGGATACCGTCCGAATCGCTCCCGGCGGTTGTGCTGGCGGCGCAGTGGTTCGACGACGCCAGTCGGGAAACTGACATCCTCTATCGCAATAACATAGCGCACCCCGGCTTTGTGCCGGTGGTGCCGCTGAGGGTTCCCGTCCGATGAATAACACCGTTTTTTTACGCGTGAACGGTCGCGAGTGGGGCGGGTGGACGTTCGTTCGCATTTCCGCAGGTGTAGACCGCGCCGCGCGAGATTTTAACGTCGAAATCACCCGACAATGGCCCGGCGCGACAGAGTCCACACCGCAGATAAAGAACGGCGACGCGGTTGAGGTCAGAATCGGTGACGACCTTGTTCTCACAGGCTGGATCGAGGCGACCCCCGTCCGCTACGACGCGCGGTCGTTAAGTATGGCGATTGTCGGGCGCAGCAAAACCGGCGATCTGATTGATTGCACCGCCACGCCCGCGCAGCACTCCGGGGCGACGCTTGCGGAGATTGCCGCCTCGCTGGCCGCGCCGTTTAAAGTGAATGTCATCGACGCAGGCGCGCCGACGACCGCGCTTATTGATGCGCAGCCGCAGCACGGCGAAACGGTCATTGACTGCCTTTACCGGCTTCTTGGTCAGGTTCAGGCGCTGGTTTATGACAACGAAAAGGGCGAACTCGTCCTCGGTGTCGTCGGTTCGGCGAAAGCCGCGACGGCGCTCGTTCTCGGTGAAAATATCCTGTCGTGTGATACCGAGCGAAGCATCAAAGACCGTTTCTCTGAGTATCTCGTTACCGGGCAGCGACCGGGAACGGACGACGATTTCGGCGAGGCAACCATCGCCGCTATTAAACAAAAAAGCGGTGACAGCGCGATCACCCGTTACCGTCCCTACACAATCCAGCAAAGCGGCGCGGCGACATCGGCGACCTGTAAAGCCCGGTGTGAGTTTGAGCAGGCGCAGCGCGCCGCGAAAACGCGCGAAACGACTTACACCGTTCAGGGCTGGCGCCAGGGTAACGGCACGTTATGGGCACCAAATATGAAAGTTATCGTCTACGACCCGTTTTGCGGCTTCGATAACGAGGAGTTGATTATCGGTGAGGTGACATTCATTAAAGGCGATCAGGGAACGACGACGGAGCTTCGCGTCGCGCCCGCTGATGCGTATCTCCCGGAGCCCGCCGCAGCAAAAACCAAAAAGGCGAAAAAGGAGATCGTGTTCTGATGGGTATTAAGCAGGCGATTTCTAATCTCGCAGCGCGTGCCGTTCTGGCAGCGCTGGACTCCTCCAGAAAATGCCAGGCCGCAGGGTTAAAACTGATTGCCGGGGATACGAAAGAGAACGTCGAATACATCGAGCCTTACGGCTTTACGTCAACCGCACACGCAGGCGCGGAGGCGGTTGTCCTGTTCCCGTCGGGTGACCGTTCTCACGGCGTTGTTATCTCTGTTTCTGACCGGCGTTACCGGCTGAAAGGGCTCAAGTCTGGCGAGGTGGCCGTCTACACGGACGAGGGAGATTCGATTGTTCTCAAACGCGGGCGCGTCACCGAGATAACGACATCCGAGCTTGTGGTTAATGCTGAGTCGAAAATTTCGCTCAACGCCCCGCAGCTCGTCGTTAATGCATCCTCCGGCGTCTCATTCACGACGCCGACCATCACAACAAGCGGGGACTTTTCAGCGGCGGGCAAGGTATCAGACGGCGTCGGCACCATGTCGGCAATCCGCACCACATATAACGGACACAAGCACACCGCCCAGGGTGAAACCGCAGAAACGACCGGCCCTTCTGCTTCAATGGGGTAACGCATGATCATCTTTGTAAATGGCTTACTGAAAGAGTCGACCGACTATTTCGACGACCTTACCCGCTCCGTAATCATTTCGCTTTTTTCCTGGCGACGCGCGGAGGCGGACGACGATACCGAAATGCCTTTCGGATGGTGGGGCGACACTTTCCCGAGTGTCGGGAACGACCGGATCGGCTCCCGCCTGTACCTGCTGCAACGAAGCAAACTGACCAACGCAACCGCGACGCGCGCGAAGGATTACGCACGCCAGGCGCTCGCCTGGATGGAGGAGGACGGCGTCGCTGCGCGCGTCGACGTGGCCGCCACCCGAACCGGGATTAACTCGCTTCAACTGGAGGTCACTGTCTGGCAGCAGGACGGCAGCAAACACGCAATTATTTTCGATGATATATGGCAAGAGGTGTTAAATGGCTGACTCCGGTTTCTCGCGTCCAGATTTGCCCAATCTGATCGCCACAATCAGAAGTGATTTACTCACGCGATTTGAGACGGACGTCGTTCTCCGTCGCCTTGATGCGGAAGTCTATTCACGGGTGATGGCCGCTGCCGTTCACACACTTTATGGTTATCTCGACTATCTGGCGCGAAACATGCTTCCTGACCTTGCGGATGAGGAGTGGCTTTCGCGACACGGGAACCTGAAACAAGTCCCGCGCAAGCAAGCAACCACGGCGAGCGGCTATGCGCGATGGGAGAGCGTGTCGTCGGGGATCACGCTGCCCGCCGGGACAGAAATGCAGACTGACGAGCAAAAGCAGTATGTAACGACCGCAGACGCGACCGTTAACGATGAGGGAGTTCTTCGCGCACTGATTGAAGCGGTTGACGCTGGCACAGGCGGGAACCTTGATGACAAAACGCCGCTTCGCCTGATGACGCCAGTCGCGGGACTTTCTTCAACATGCTATGCGGAGTCGGTTGAAGGTGGAACGGATTTAGAAACGCTGGAGGACTGGCGTTCGCGAATCATGGCGCGCTGGTACTACACGCCACAGGGCGGCGCGGATGCCGATTACCGGATATGGGCGACTGACGTCGCGGGGATCACCCGCGCCTGGGTGTTCCGCCATCATGCCGGACGCGGGACGGTTGGCGTGATGCCTGCTAACAGCGACTTAGATAATCCGGTGCCGGATGAGACGTTAATCGACGCGGTTAAACAGTACATTCTTCCGCTTGCGCCGGTGGCCGGTTCAGGCTTGTTTGTTTTCCCGCCGACGCTGAGAAAAATCGACTTCGAAATCGCGCTTGCTAAAGATACTCCGGCAATCAGGGCAGCGGTAACGAAAGAGATTAAATCGGCGTTGTTCAGGGACGGCGAGCCGTCAGGAAAGATTTATCTTTCTCGTATCAGTGAGGCGATCAGCCTGGCGACTGACCAGTTCGCGCACCGCCTGATTTCGCCAGCGAAAGACGTAGAGCTCGGCACCTATGAATTACCGGTTATCGGGGAGATAACGTGGTCGAACTACAACGAATCTGACGTTGAAATAGATGTCGCCCTGAATTCGTTCTCACCGAACCCCGTCACGCTGCCGGACAGCCCGGACGCATTCGCGACCGCCACCTTCACGCCTGAGAATCTGCCGTCGCTGGATGGGGTTAACATCACCTGGGACTTTGTCCCGGCAGGCGAGGGCGAGCCTGACCCGTCGACCCTTTGCGTCATTACCCCGAGTGCAGATAACAGCGGCGTGAAAGCAACCGGCATTGCTCCGGGGACAGTTCATGTCCGGGTTACTGTCGAGTACAAAGGCAAGACCGCGACGGATAACTCCTATCTCGATATTGAGGAGGTTACGTGGCTGTAGAGGACGAATATACCCGCCTGTTAAAACGGCTTTTACCGCCTGGCCCCGCCTGGGAGGGGAATAATCCCCTCCTCGAAGGGCTCGCGCCGTCTCTGGCGCGGGTACATGCGCAGTCGTCGGCATTAATGCGCGAGATTGATCCGGGGGCGGCGGTGCAGCTCCTCGACCGTTACGAGGCGTTATGCGGGCTGCCTGATGAATGCACCATTGAAGAGACGCAAACCCTCTCGCAGCGACAGCGGCGACTGGCGGCAAAGGTAAACGGTTACGGCGGCATTAACGAGGCGTTTTACCGGCGACAGCTCGATGCGCTCGGCTATCGGTCTGTTTCAATCACACAGTATCAAAACGAGGCGGAGAATCCTCGCCCGGATATCGCCACGGACGACGACTACCGCTATTTGTGGCAGGTGAATATTCCGACGCTCGCGACGATTGAGGTCATGACATGCACTTCCAGTTGCGTTGGCAGCCTTCGCACGTGGGGCGATACGGTCATTGAATGCGTGATTAACAAGGTTTCGCCCTCTCATACCGAAGTCGTGTTCGCGTACACGGAATAAAGCGCTTCCTTTCCAGTTAACCCTGCTCCGGCGGGGTTTTTTTATGAGGTAATTACTTTGCATCGTATAGATACCCCCACAGCACAGCAGGGCAAATTCGGCGCGGGCAAAAACGGCTTCACGGCTGGCGATCCGACGCTCGGCGTTCCGGCGACGCAGCTCGACGAGACCTTTTTCGATTCGGTTCAGGAGGAGATTTGCGCCGTTATCGAGGGAGCCGGGATTCAGCTTAAAAAAAGCGACCGCGCGCAGCTCTCCGCCGCCATCAACAAGATGATTCAGGCAAAGCATGAGCTGGCGCTTCTGATTAAGAACAATCTTTCAGACGTCGACGACGTCGAGCAGGCGCGGAAAAACCTCGGTCTCGGCGAGCTGGCGTTAAAAGACAGCTTAAAGGCGAGCGACGTGGGAGCCATTCCAATAACGGGAAGCACCGATATTACCGGGCCGTTGCGCACGACCGGGGAGGTGCAATCAAGCACCCCTAATGGCTTTCGCATCGCTTATGGCGGTTATGGCGCGTTCTGGCGTAATGACAGCGCAAATCTGTACCTGATGCTCACTGATAATGGTGACCCTTACGGAAGTTATAACGGCCTTCGCCCGTTTCGCGTGGATCTTGCAAAAGGAAATGTTTCCATTGGCACACCGTTATATGTCGCCAGTACGATTCAGGCAGATAAAGGCGTTCAGTCAGGTTATGTAGGCTCATATGCATTCTCTGCCCAATTTGCAACAGGAGCTGCTTTCTATGAGACGTTTAACACCACTGGTGTTAGCGAGTTTCATCCGCTTCTGAAACAGAAAGCGACGATAACCAACAAGGCCGCATGGTCTTTTTCTTACGGATCACTATGTGATAATGGCAAGCTTTCCTGGTGCCTACATATGATCGACGGAAGCGGCCATACCTATCGACACGAATGGGATACAAGCGGCAACTATACGTGTCCGGGGCAGCTTATCCCCGGTAACTATGCGAATTTTGACGCCCGTTATCAGGCGAAGAACACCGCGAATCGCGCCTCAAGCGGCTGGTATAAAGACACCTCGACCGGGTTGATTATTCAGTGGGGCGTGGCTAAACGCTCTGCCGATTCGACAAGTATCGCTTACCCGATTGCATTTCCTAATGCGGCCCTTTGTACAAATTTGACGGTGATATGGGGCGGGCATTTCACCGATCAAAACGTATTTTGCCAGCCGGTCGACCGTACCCGGTTTAATTACATTGCGGGCTCTGGCGAAGTTAGCTCTTACTTTCTGGCTATAGGTTATTAACGGACATGCCTTCTTATTATTACAGCCCAAAATTAAACGCCTTTTTTGCGGCAGCGCTGGAGAATGATTATCGCGCTTCCGGTACATGGCCTGATGATGTAACACCAATCAGTGACGATCTCTATCGCTCATTAATTGAAGGGCAGGCAGACGGGAGAATCATTACTGCGGATGAAATGGAACAACCTAAGTTGATCGAACCGACAATCGACTGGTGTGCGCAAGCTGAAGCACGGCGTCAGATGCTGCTATCACAAGCTCATAGCGTAACGTCGGACTGGCGTGTTGAGTTGATGCTTGGAGTACTTCCTGAAGCAGACAAGGCCAGCCTGTCACGGTGGATGGAGTACATTCGCAAAGTGAAGGCGTTGAGCTTTACCTGCGTTAGTGATGAGCAAGGTTTTAAGGCAATCACTTGGCCTGCAAAGCCTGGCTAA